GGACAACAGGATCCAAAGGGAAAAAAGTTAAGAACGCCGGTGATGTGCTGGGGGAGAACGGAGGCTGGGGCACGTTAGAAGGGTTCTATGTACCAAGAAAAATATATAACAACCTTACAAAGACAACGCTCGGAGATTCCGGGGCGATAGTTAATGGCTTACGGTCTATGTGGGGAGGGATGCTCCAGTTAAAGGGTATATCTCAGTATAGTAAAACTGTTCTGTCTCCCATTACTCAGGCGAGAAACTTTGTTACGGCGAGTATGTTTGCTTTGGCTAACGGAAACATTCCTATCTATGGGCGCGGACAAAACTATTTAAAGGATGCATCTCAAGCGGTCTTCGCTGACATGTTTAACAAAGGTAGTGACGCAGTTTTTAAAGACTTATACGAAGCGCAACGTCGAGGCGTACTAGGTACGAGTGCAGAACTACGAGAGATCCAAGACAACCTTAGTAAGGGTATGGGCATGAAGCCTACGACCACAGGATCTGACGTTTTGTTAGGTGGTTTAGGTGAAAAAACAAAAACTACTTTAGAAGCAGGTTTTCAAACAAAGTTTTTTGAAAAGATATATCAGGGCTCAGATGATTACTGGAAATATTTTAGCTATAACGTAGAACAAGCAAAACTAAAAAGAGCCTTGGAAGGGGCAACCGACCAGCAAAAGATTAAGTATCTTACCCGAAATGGCAGTGATGTTTCTCTTGAGTCTCAGGCTCTACTTCGTAAAGGCAATGTAGACATTGACGAACTTATCAAGGACCGCGCTGCACAACTCGTAATTGACACGGTGCCTAACTATAACAAAGGTGCCTCTGATTTTATTAAAACAGTGAGGAAGCTGCCTGTTGGTAACTTCATCACGTTCCCTGCTGAAATGTTAAGGACTGGGTTTAACATTGTTAAGCAGGGTTTAGATGACATGGCTTCAGATATACCAGGAGTGCAAGCTCGTGGACGCCAACGCCTAACAGCTTTCGCTGCGACTACCACAATGATTCCCGTTGCCACGCAAGAGTTTTGGTACGGTGTGTCTGGGGTGGACAGAGAAGAAATGGACGCATACCAACGCTCGTTTGCTGCGCCTTGGGAAAAAGGATCAGTCCTTATTCCCCTGTCTAAAGATCCTGAGACAGGTAAGATTACCTACATGAACTTTAGTACCTTCAGCCCTTATGATGTGCTGTCTCGGTTTGCTACTAGAGCCTTTAACGAAGCAGATGACGCTATCAAGGAAGGTGCTGACCCCGGCACTGCTATAAATAACGTAGCAATGGGCACACTTAAAGAGTTCTTTGATCCGTTTATTGCGGAATCAATTATTACAGAAGCGGCTACTGATGTCTTGTTTAGGGGAGGCAGGAGCAGCACAGGAGCAGAGGTGTACAATCAAGAGGATAACATAGGCACAAAAGCTCTCAAGGTTACCATGCATATTGGAGAAGCGTTGATGCCAAACCTTGTTCCAGTTAACTTTTCTTCTGGAGATGTTGAAGCGTCTCGCTTTGTACGTTCCTTGCTGGGAACAGAAGATGGGATGATTACTAAAACAGATAAGATGGGTCGAGAATACTCTCCCCTACTAGAGGTAGGCAGACAAATTTCAGGGATATCTCCGCAAGTGTTTGATCCTAAAAGAGCCATGGGATACGCTGCTCGACGCTTGGAAGGCAGACAGACAGATGCAAAGAGAATGTTTAACAAGGTAACGGACAACGAGAATGCATCCACCGCCCAGCTTAACAAAGCTTTTGAGAACGCCCAAATAGCAAAGTACAAAGTAGATAGAGAATACTATCAGACGATAGAAGACCTACAGACAATGGGTTTAAGCTCCAAAGATATTACTCGTGAGTTGAAAAAGGTTGGGATTAATCCAAAGGATGTTCGCAGAGGAACGTTTGTTCCCTTTAAAGTAAGTCCACAGAATATAAAGAAGATGCGTAATGCTGGGATCTTAGATAAGTTTGATAGAGGTTTTGTTAGCGAACTAAGTAAGTCTATGAGAGGCATGACTCTTGTGCCCGACGACGAGCCCACAGGTAGAATGGATTACGAAAGCCCTGGAGAAAAAACTTCAGCGGCTCCAGCCGCTGCGCCTGTAGTAGTTCAAGCACCAGACGGTAGGGTTATAGAGTTCCCAACTATGGAAGCGGCGAACAACTACTTTGCTAGCCAACCAAGGGTTGCTCCGCCTGCGCCTGCGCCTGCCGCTGCACCTAGAGTTCCCATGCCTTCGATGAACACTATCACTACGGCAAGGGCGCCGGGTCCAGTGAACCCAGCGTTGTTAGGTGATAATCCAGTGGATCAAGCTGCCAATGCCGCCATAGCCAACAGGCTAGGCTAGACCTTTATGTCAATAGCAGAACTTTCAAAGTGAACCTCGAGACCTTTGCCACCAAAGAGACGAACTAAATCGTCACAATCTTGGATCATTACCTCTGAGAACCCTGGGATTTCCCCTGCTTCTTCTGAAGATTGGCTAAGTGCAATAGCGTTAGCGATAAGATTCATCAGAGCTTCGACTTGCATAGGATGCATTTCTCTCCAACCCAAACTCTTAAAGTCTGCCTGTAGTTTCATGATATCTCTCCCCAATTATCTTTTAACTCCTGATCAACCTGCGAAGGTACTTTCAATACATCCGCTAAACCGTTTTCCATTATGTCTTTAATGCGCTTCGCTTGATCGTCACTCTCTACTGAAAAACATAGCTCATCGTGTACCGTCAGCATAGGTAAAAGTCCCTCGGCATGACAATCTTGCATAGCCTTTTTGGTCTGGTCCGCTGCTGATCCTTGAATCAATTTGTTTAATGCCTTGTAGGTAAACGCTCTTCTCAGGTTGGGTCCATATTGTTTCATGGCCTCTTCGTATGGAAGGGGTTTGTTGTACCCAAAAGACTTGGGCTCCCACAAATGAAACCTGCAACGCCGGCCTAGTAGGGTCCTGATCTGACCGTACTCCGCCGCTACATCAGATGCTTTCTGTGCTAGGTCTTTAACAAACGGAACCTTTTCTTTGTGTGTTTCCAGAAGAACCACCGCCTCGTTCTCTGTGATCTCTAGCTGCGCTGCTAACTTGGCCTTGCCCATCCCGTACATAATACCAAGGTTAACTGTCTTGGCTTCCTTCCGAGTGATGTCCGCCATGTCCGCAACCATCTGGTGTAGATCCACGCCGCCGTCATGAAACTTCTCAACAATCCCATCAACCATAGGGTGTCTGGTCTTTTCACCTAGAGACGCTGCGAAGTGGACTAAGAGACGTGGCTCCTGAGAAGCATAGTCAAACGATCCCCACCTAGTTCCCTCTTCTGGTATAAACAAACCTCGGATCAACTTCTTAATATCCTTGTCCCGCGCTGGGATCTGTTGGAGGTTCGGGTTCGAGCTTGAGAACCTACCCGTTACAGTTCCGCCGCCATCGTTCCTTAGCTGGTGGAACTCACAGTGGATCCTTCCCTTGTGCTCGTGTTTTAATATCGTGTCGATGAAAGTACTTTCCGCCTTGTCAAACTCCCGAAGCTTTACAATCATTTGTGCCATGGGGTGTTCATGTGCCCCGAGCCACTGCTTGGTAAACGACGGCTGCACCTTGCTCCCCTGCTTGCCCATGTCTAAGTCTTTGAAAAGTTTCCAGTCTTTGTCTTCTTGCTTGGGCTTACCAACATAAGACAAACCCAGGGAATCAAAAACCTGAGCTACCGAGGAGGATGCCCACGGTTCTATCGACACACCTGTCTGTCTTTTAATCTCCGCTTTTATCTTAGAACTTTTAGCCTTGAGGAAAACCTTGGCTTGTTCCGCCTTATCTAGGTCTACCCTTACACCCAACTGACGCATGTCACACATCATAGGGATCAGGCTGGTCTCTAGTTCCCAGATCCCCCAGAGGTCTTGTTCGTTCAATTCTATTTTAAGTCTGTCCCACAGGCGCAACGTCATCCCCGCATCCTGCTCCGCGTACCTGCCAACAAACTCGGGTGGTAGCTTGTACATCTCAGCCTTGGGATCGAGACCCCACTCCGCAGCAGCAACACGCAATAGCTTCTCGTTCTTACGCTCGGCAAGATAGTCACGGCCCAGGTTGTTTAGGCTGTAAGAGAAACGGTTCTCGTCTACCACCGCACCAGTAATCATGGTGTCGATCACTCGTCCCTGTACCTCAACGCCTTCTGCTCTCAGCCAGCCCAGATCGTAGGTCGCGTTGTGCATTACCTTGTCGATATGAGGCGTAGCCATCATTTTCTTGAGCCACTTGAGCGTGATCCTAGCGTCCATGTTGTGCCCGTTGGCATGTCGTATAGGGAAATACCCTTCCCAGTCTCCAGCAGCCACTGCAATGCCTACAATGTACCCGTCCTTACGCGCCCACCCTGGGCCAAGCGTAGTCAGGTTTGGGTCACAGGTTTCAAGGTCAACAGAGATACACTTGTGCTGTGTCAGATCAGGGAACTCCGTTGGAATATTCCAGACGAGTTCTTTTCCTTGGTCCATTTGAGCAGCAATGATTGAGTCTTTCTCATACATGTTGTGTTGCTTGTTCATCTGTTTGTCCCTTCTCACGATTTGTAAACTCTGCCCCAAGCGCACTGTACCCACACTTGTCGACCCATGAATCTGCCTTGTCGAGATCGTTCAGCAACCGTGCTGTCTTCAACCAG